TTGTCGCCAAGGCTGTTGAAGTTGCCGTTCATCCTTTGAATTTAATAAGCGCCTCCGGCGCGCCTCGGAGTCCTGTCAATAACTGTGGGGAAGTTCAGACAGGACTCGGGCATGGTTTGCCCCCAACACCTTCTGAGTACGCCACTGCAGTGATGAAATTAGTTGAAAGTGGAAATGTTGTGTGGGATGAGCCTGACGTCGCCAAAGTGCTGGGAGACGCTGCCCAACGTCAATCGCCGTTAGTTAATCATAAGCAGCAGAGCTTTAATCCGTCAAAACCGCGTGAGCTTGCCCCATCGGCACGATTAACAAAAGAGGAGCGAGCCAGAATACCTCAGATTTATCGTGAGTTAGTAAGCAATGGCATCTCTCCAGAACGCTGGGAGTTGGAGACGTTGGCTTGTGGCGCGTCGGTGAGGTTTCACGGTAAGACATTTTCGTTTTCGGCATCGGAAGGGTGGCCCCGTTTTGCCAATAATGTTCACATGTAAATAAATGTTTTGCTAACATACGTATGTAGATAACACACTGTATACACATGATAATTAATTTCTAATGGGGATTATTTTGGAGCTAATACTTTCATTTATTTCTTTATTTTGTCTTCTGGCTTTTATTTTAGGCTTAATCAAACCTCAATGGGTAAAAATGCCGAATAGGAAACGCTCAAGCGCATTATACGGGCTAGCTTTTGTGTTTGTCGGTTTGTTGAGTGCCTCACTGTTCCCAACTGTTCAGAAAGATGTGGCTAAAAAAGCCGAGTCTATGGAAGAAAAACCACCAACATTTGAGTATGCCGATTTAAAGCTTGTTGAATACCGTCGGAAACCGCAAGCAGAACGCCATGAGATAGTGAACGATTACGTTAAATTTAATGAAATATCAGCGAGTGATAGTGATGGATTCTATGCTTGCATGAGTCAGCACAGCATCACCAAATCTGAAGAGTTACCGCTTAGTGAAGTTCTTGGGTGGTGTAATAATGATTATCAAAAAGACCCTAAATCACTGGCTGTGTTCACAAATCTTGATGTATTTCAAAGCAATTTTAGCGGCTGGAATGGAGCATATCGACCACTTGAGAAGTTGATTAAGAAAAGCATGAATGATGATTCATCTTATAAACATGTTGAGACCACATCCAGTTTATCTCTTGGTGGCAAAGAACCATACGCGTTGGTTAAGACAACTTTCAAAGGGTCAAACACCTATGGAGGGATTGTTAAACAAACTGTGACTGCTAAAGTTGATGTTAGGAATGGCAATGTTACAGAAATTATAAATAATTAAATAGATGAGTCGCATGGTAATCCATGCGATTTTTGAAATCCCCTAGACGAATGAAAAAACTATCAGGACGTGATGGTATGACAATATATCAAGGTGGAATCGAATTAAAAGATAGAGATGATCTCAAATCTTATATACGTTCCTTATGCCAATTAGACAACGTCGGGGTTCTATTGGGTGCTGGTTCTTCGGTTGGTTGCGGCGGGCTAACAATGAAGCAGGTTTGGCAGATTTTCAAATCTGAAAACCCGGATCAAATTGAGAAGTTGATTAAAAAGTATTTTCTAATCGAGCAAAATCAATCAGATGCTGATGCCGTAAATGTAGAGCTGCTTATTGATGAAGTTTCAAAATTTTTATCCGTAGCTAAAATCAAGAGAGATCTTGCTGAGGAAAATGAGTTTAAAGAGATTCTTAGGGCTTTGTATAAAGGGGTGACTAAAGCGGCAATGCTAACTGGAGATCATTTCCCAGACCGGAATCAAGGAAAAAATGAAATTTTCAAAGCGCACAGAGAACTTATCTCTAAATTAATGTCAAACAGGCAACCTGGCCAAGCTGCACCGGCTTTATTTACGACAAATTATGATCTTTCTCTTGAGTGGGCGGCGGAAGATATTGGCGTGCAGCTTTTTAATGGATTTAGTGGCCTTCATACTCGAACATTCTCCCCCCAGAATTTTGACTTATCTTTTAGAAACGTAAATGCAAAAGGAGAAGCTAGGTTTGGCCATTATCATGCATACTTGTATAAGCTACATGGTTCATTAACTTGGCATCAAGATAATGAACTGTCGGTAAATGAAGTCAGTGCATCGCAAGCATATAACGAGTATTTAAAAAAGGTAGTTTGTGGTGAAAAGCTTGATCTCGGGCAATATCTCATTTATCCGGGAGCGAATAAATACAGTCATACCATAGGTTTTGTTTACGGGGAGATGTTTAGACGATTTAGTGAGTTTTTATCGAAGCCCCAAACGGTGTTATTCGTTAATGGTTTTGGTTTTGGAGATTATCATATAAACAGGATTATTTTAGGTGCACTATTAAACCCATCATTGCATATAGTTATATATTATCCAGAGCTTTCCTCCGCTGAAGCGAATATTGCTTTAGAGAAAGGTTCTGAAGCGGAAAAGATAATTGTCAAAATTAGGAAGATGGCACTTAAGCAGATTACTGTCATTGGTGGTGGACCCGATGCATATTTTGACAAATTTATTGATGATTTACCTTTCCCGGTTCTATTCCCGAAGCAGGGAGGAATAGATGATCTTGTGGAAGCAATTAGTGATTTAGCGAAAGGGAATAAAAATGTCATTTTTTAGTCATCGTGAACTCCCCCCAGTTGGATATGTTGTTGGATTGGAAGGGGAGAAAATAAGAATTAATTTACATGATGGTTTGCAAGGGCGGCTTGCTTCTCATAGAGATGGAATTAGTTCAGTTACACAACCGGGAGATTTAATAGGTTTTGACTCGGGTAATATTTTGGTTATAGCTAGGGTCGTTGAGATGGCATTTCTAGAGCCCGACAAAGCTCATAAAGCGAGTGTCGGTACTCAAAATGTTAATGATATTCCCCTTAGGCAAATTATTTCTTATGCAATAGGCTTTATTGAGCGTGTTGGTGAAAGTTATAAATTTACATCTGAAGATTGGCGTCTTCCTGCATTGGGTGCTTCGGCTGTCCCCTTAACAAATGATTTTTTAGATGTGATTTACAGCATTGATGAGGCTGAAAAAGTAAATTCAATTGAACTTGGTGTTGATTCAAGAACGAAAAGTGTCAAGATTAATGTTGCAACGAATACGCTACTTTCTCGACATATAGCAGTATTAGGCAGCACTGGTTATGGGAAATCAAATTTTAATGCATTATTAACAAGAGCTATTGCTACTAAATTCCCAAAATCTCGGATCGTAATATTTGATATAAATGGCGAGTATTCGCAGGCTTTCGCTGGGGTGCCAAATGTTCTTCATACAATCCTTGGTGAAGGTAAACCAACAGCACCGATTCTGCCGGGTACTATTTATAAAGATGGTGTCGTTGCTTATAAAAAAATCCCTTATCAAGCATTAGGGTTCGCTGGTTTAATTAAACTTTTACGGCCGAGTGATAAAACTCAGTTGCCAGCTTTGAGAAATAGTTTACATTCTTTGGACCGTGTGTTTCATGAAAATAATAATATCTGCCTAAAAGATTATTCAGGCAATGTTTTTAATATATTTGATGATTGTAGAGAAGAAAATCAAGGTGTCTTAGGCCCATGGTTGAATGCTTTAAGAGATCATAATACTAGTATTATGAAATCAAATTCATGGCCACCATTCAAAGCTTTGGCCAATTTGGTTGCAGAATTTGGATGCGTGAGTGCGGATAGTAGGAATGCTAATAAAAGTAAGCGCGATGCCTTTTCGTATAGTAACGTGCTTCCATTAGTAAAAATAATTCAGCAACTTTCTGAGGATTCCAGATTTAGTGAAGTTGTAAATCTTGATGGAGGGCAACCAATAATACACGATGGTTCACATTGGCGAAAAGTAATGGCTGAAGAAGTAGATTACTTTTTTGGTAGAGAAAGCGGTTTACCAAATCCATGGAATGTCCACATTGTTAACTTGAAAAATTTATCACAAGACCATGCTCCAATGTTACTCTGTGCATTATTAGAGATGTTTTCAGAAGTTTTATTTAAGAGAGGGCAAGAGAAGTCATTTCCAACAGTGTTATTACTTGAAGAGGCACATCATTATTTGCGAGATCCTTATTCAGAAGTTGATACCCAAGTCAAAGCATATGAACGTTTAGCGAAAGAAGGGCGAAAATTTAAATGTTCTTTGATTGTAAGCACTCAACGACCTTCTGAACTTTCATCAACGGTACTCGCAATGTGCTCAAACTGGTTTGCATTAAGATTGACAAATGAAAAGGACATTTTAGCTTTAAGGCACGCGATGGAGAATGGTAATGAACAAACTTTAAAACAAGTCTCAGGGTTACCAAGAGGAGATGCTATTGCGTTTGGTTCAGCATTTAATTTGCCTATACGTTTATCAATTCATGAGGCATCTCCGGGACCAAAATCGGCCGATGCTGATTTTACAAGTATGTGGATTTAGATTTTTGAAACTGTGAATGAGGGTAATATGGATTGGAATGTTTTCTTTAGCACAATTAGCCAAACGTCTGGTGCAATAGTCGGCATTTTTGCTGCTTTTTTAATTACGAAAATTATAGCTATACAAACTGAACACTCAAAAGTTAAGGAGAAAATTAATATTTTCTTAAGCAAATCTAAAACCTTAGTTCTTGAATCAGATATCAGGAATTTCGAAGAGTATAACAAATGCTTCGCAAAGGAAGAATGTAAGAAAATAGCTGAAATTTATGAGAAAACTAAAATAATTTTATCTGATGAAGAATATTATGAAAAGCTAAAATTCTCGCCTTATCAAAGTAAGGATGAGTCCATGTCCTATATTAGGATGGCGTTGGTAGAACTACAAAAAAATATTGATGAAGAAAAGGAAAGATATAATTCTTATAACCGGGGTTTGGGTTTTGATTCCCGGATTTTAGAAATTCAAAATAAGGTTATGAATAGTTTTACTCCTATAAATGTGACTAATTTTCTTAAAGAGGAAAATGAACTAATAAAATCTTTAAAGGTTAAGGTTATCACAAATATACATGAATCAGAGCTTATAGTAAATGAGATGGCTAGCGAGAGAAACGGCCGTTTTCTTGTAACTATATCAATTATTGCAGTGCTACTTTTATTCTATATGGGTGTTGTTTATCCATTGACGTTTCTCCCGCTGAATGTCAATCAAGAGGTTAATCTATCATTGGCTATTTTGTTGGATTCTATCCTATCGATAAAAGGCTTTTTCTTAGGGTTGATTTCTTTTGTTTTTAGTGGTTTGATGCTGGTTTTTTTATATATAAATATCTCTTTGAGACACGATGAGGGTACTGTTGGGATGTTGATGTATTATTCAAAAATGAAGAGTTACACTAATTTTTTTTGCAATATCATATGAATAAAAGTGCGAAATTTAGAAGAAAGTATTTCTACCAATACACTTTAGAATATCACGTTTCTTTTGGGAATTAACTTGCGTTTGAGATGCATGGATTTGAATTTTTTTCAGTTATTTCTTTTTATCTTCGAGTCCCAGTGTGGCGCGGTTTGGGTTGGCGTATGCAACTGCATGGAATCGTACACACAAAGCGGGCAGGCGTGGCGGGGATAGCATTGCGCGCAAACACCACTTTTATATTTATTTTCACGCCTGAACGTGCCGTGGTTGTGTTTTATTGATTGCATTAGGGCATGTTGATAGTTCGTCGCGTATAATGGCGAATATGGGCTTTGTGTCATGCTGCTTGAAGAAACAATTCGACTGATTGGCGAAGTACAAAAACACACCCAAGCCATCTTAAGGGCCGAGTGGCTGCGCGTAAAACAAGAAGTTGCCTATCCTAAAGCGTTGATGTCTTCAATTTCCAAGCCTAACTTAAGCAAGTAGCGGAAGCTGGTGTCTATATTCCTGATGCACCATGCTTCAGCTTTGTGTTAGAAATGGACAATGGCAACTTCAGATTATGTTAATCCTTGGGTAAAAGATTATGGTTAACAGATATTTGATGTTTATTCAAATACATTATGTTCCTCGAAATTCTCTATTTCCCAGGAGTGTTAATTATACCGGTCAATTCTGAAATAACCCCGGCATGTTGGAGATAACCAATAACCCCATGGCAGTTATAAGTTTTATTATCAACTTTCCCATCATTATTAATTCCGTCTGAAAATGTACTTTCAGTTAATCCTCTCCCTAAGGTGACAATGTCTGAAGGATCATAAAAATTAGACCATTTCTTTACGATTGTAGGTTTCTTTCTCGGTAATCCCAAACTGTCTTTCACTGAATTAAGACTTAATGGGCTACCGAGTGTGATAAATAACGGGATTTCTAATTCATCACCATGCCTCCCCATTTCTCTTAATAATTTGAAAGCGATTACTGTTCCTAGAGAATGCGAGATTACTATCTGTGGTTTTTTTAAAAGATAGGGTCTTACTAAGGAATCTATAGCAAACATAGCGTTAGGTTTTTGTAGGTATGTATAAGCCTGTTTTATAAATTCAAGTACAGTTTGGCTATTGGTAGGTGAAAATTTTTCAAGAAAAGAAAGAAACCGGACCAAATTGCGCTGAAAAAAATTATCCATTGCATGGGCTGCTTGATTACTACTACAATCATCGAATGAATCAAACTCTTTAGTTAAGTTTTGACTTCGGATGTAGTCTCGAATATATGCTTCAGAAAATTCTAAAAATCCACGCTCCTTTTCTAAATCACGAACGCCCATTGTAGTAAATGACTTGTCAGGCAACTCGGTAAAATTAAATAACTCTTTGGCATAATAAGCCATTTCAACATCACATGAGGATAATAGTCCTGGTGCCGATGAATTAATTGTATCCAACCAAATATTCAGTAAATCCGCTTCTTTAATTTTTTCTTGTGCGATGCCATGAATTAATAAAATATTCATTTTTCTAGCTCCAATCCAAATTCATTAATTAGAATAGTTGCCCCAATTTTATTAAAGGCCGAATACTCAAGTTCAAGCAGGTGAGGTATTATATTTTCCAGATTAAAATAGAATGATTTTTTTTCACATGCAAGCTCTTTAGTAAATTGCCAACCTTGCTTTAACCATGGCCAATACCCAGCCACTCGTCCCGAGACATCCTCTGTTTCTTGGGATACCCAATTCGGAAGATTGATATTCAGAACTTCCCTCTTTCTGACTGCTGGGATTTTCACATTCCTATCAGACATTGAAAAATTAGGAAGCATGCTCATTAATGCTATGTCATATGGGATATCTTGTTCAGAACGACAGTAGAAATATGCCATTCTTCGAATGCTATCGATATCGCCAGTATAATCATAAAGATAACTAGATATAGCTCCCATCATGGGATTATAATGTTTCTGTCTTCTCAGCTTAGCTGCTACTTCGTCCACATCACTTGCTCGGATTTCACCTATCCGAAAGCTCTCCAAAAAGTTAACTGTATTTGATATATTAGCTCTATCAGTATTTTTTTCGAAACAAGTCCAACCCTTGAATCCATAATATTCGATCGAAAGGTAAGTAATCAAATTAGGGTAAATTATGCAAGACATAAAAACTGACCCAGGAAACTCAACCATAACTTGGGTAGAAGAGTTCATCGGCACATCTACAATATAACATCTTTCATTGACTCTTTTACTACTTTGAGAACACCAAATTCTTATTGGTCCTTTAAGACCAATAATAATAAAGTTGATTTCATGCGCAAAAGTATCAGTTAGTGATTCTTCTATGCGGCCTACAATTTTACCAGTCCCATGAGATTGGTAATAGCTCCCACTCTGAGTAACAGAGTCATAACTCCTAATTTTCTTATCTTGAACAATATCTTCTTCGCTAGGTGGAGGTGGCCAGTCGATATCTGGGTGTGGTTTAATTGATGAGGTTTCTCTATTGAGATAGATGACACGATTTCTTGGCGCGACTAAAGCATGCTCTGGCATGCACGTCAATCCATAAATTTGGCCAATTTCAAGCATTCGTTTTTCAGAAAAGATCGCCAATGATTCAGGAATGACGCAGTTAGGCAAATATTGGTCATATGCTTCCTCTTTGGTTCCATATAACCCTTCAAGTAAAACAGTTGAAAAAACACATCGTGGTGCAACCTCACCACTACCTTTAAGCATATATGTGAGTTCACCATCCATTGCCGCATTAAAACGATCAATTTTAGGGTAGTCATTAATATAACTCCCTTTGCGTATTAAACTATCTTTTTTTATCTCTGCCATCTCAACAGATTGTGGCATGCTGCGGCAGGCATCGCTAAATATACTTATATTCCTAATTCCTCTCCCAAATAGCCCCCGTTTTAGACCTTCAACTGAAATAGCACAACCTTCTTCAATCCAATCACTAGGTAACCAAACGTGTTGCTCTGCTCCTGTCCGGTAACCATGGCCCGCGAAATGTAAAATAAGAAGATCTATTTCATCATCTACATCAAGTAATTCCAGTAAAGCATCTTTTATCTGCTCAGTTGTTACTATAGAGGACTCATCTGTTATTACGGTAGTTTTAAAACCAGATTGTTGAGCCCAAAAACCGAAATCTTTTGCTGCAATAATTGCGCCTGGCAACTTCTCAAGCCTAGCTGCGTTTGAAACGCCAATAGTTAGACAAAGATTATTCATACACCTTCCTATAACGGCTGATAAAATGTACGTATAGACTACAATTTCCTAGCATTATCTCTGGTTTGCCATAAATTGTAACCTCTTCGTCTACTTTAGCTCTGTTTCTCCGTTCGTTGTTCAAATTCCACCGCCAGATTTAGTAGTCTCTTGCTAAGGAAAATCGTCAGATTAAGCGACGTTTATACGGTTTACTGCATACAAATGCCGCCAACAATCCGGCGGCATTATCTTGCAGGGAGAGTTACAGCGCATATTCAGTAAACCGTACCACCTCTTTTCCAACCCACTCGTTAATCTCCTTCATGCGCTCCTGCAATGGAACCAGTTCGTTACGCACAAATACCTTTGCCGCTTTTTCAACATCACCAAAGCCGCCGGTGTTGTTTGGGATAATGCCCATCATCTGCGGCGGTACGCGGTGTGCGCTTAGCAGGTCGTCGCGCGTTGCGTTCTTGATGTTAAAGAAATCATCTTTGGTCGCCACTTCGCTGAGGGGAATGATTTTGATCGCATCCGATTTTCCGCCGGGTGCGTGGTAGAAAATATTTTTAAAATTCCCTGACCCTTTGGATTTCGTCATCATGTCGCGCAGTGCGGTCACGTCCTGCGAGTTTTGCGCCGGGTCGGTCACATACATGACATAGCCCGCGTGTGCGCCGTTGAGGAAATATTTCCGACGGTACAGCGTTGCTGACTCATTGAGCCATGCGCTATTTAAAGCGCTGAGGTATTCCGGCAGGCCGTACAGTTCCTGATTAATGTCCGGCTCTTGCAAATGAAATAAGCTCCCCTGACCAAAGGCGTGAGGGGTTATGTAATTCTCCACGAACCAATAAACATCTTCCTCAACGCCCCGGCGCGTGTACTTGGCCGGCGACGTCTCAAGTTTGAGAAGCTGGCCAGTCACGCTCAGGCGTTTTTCGATGAACGCATTACCAAAAACAATGTAGTCCAGCGCGTAACGGCTGAATTGCTGCTGAGAAAGTAATGGGTGAGGGATGAACGTACTCGCCAGAATATTACGCTTAACGTACATCGGCGAACTGTGGTGAACGGCGGCGCGGAAGCTTTTAGCCAGCCCGGAGAAGGTAACCGGTGGCTCGTACCATTTCCCGTTACTGAGGCATTCCAGATAATTAAGAATATCGCGGCGATCCATCACCGTGGCCGGTTCGTCAAAGCGGAAAATCTCACTTTTCTGGGCGTCGGGTTGTGGTGTCAGTTTCTTATCGATGCGGTTTTTTTTACGGGTCATATCAGAACATCACCAAGGTGGATTTTATTTGTTTGCCGGAGGCGGCGGTCAGGGGCTCGTTAATCAGAACGTGCATCGTTGCCCATGCGACGTCGGCGTGGCTGGCTTCTTCACTGCGGCTCGCGCGGTAGGTGGATTTTGCCCCGCTGGCCGTCATGGTTTTCTGAATGGCCATGAATGACGCCGTGATATCCGTGTGGCCAGCGTCGTATTGCAGACAGCCCCGATGGATGGTGTTTTTCGCTTTCAGTACCATTTCCGTTTTCACTTCCGGCGTGTATTTGATTTCACGAGCCGCCGGGTAAAACTGCCTGACGAGCTGATAAACGCCCTGACCCACGGTGGTGGCATCGATACCGATGTATTCAACGTTATATTTTTCTGTCAGCGCCTCGATGGCTTTGGCCTGCGCATCAAAATCCATACCCTGCCACTGGTGACGTTCCAGAATACGGAAAATGCCGCCCGGCTGAGCGGGTGGAGCAATGACCACGCACCCGGCGCTGTCCCCGCCGTTCGCTTCCGACGGGTCGTAACCAATCCACACCGGATTGTCATCGAACGGGTGAAAGACGTAAGGATTAAAGTCCGGCCACTCTTCGAGACTGTCTACCATGCAGCCCTGCAACTCCTCAAATGGGAATACAGACGACTTATCATCGACAAATTCACACATCAGCAGGTTCTGATATTCAGACGGGCTGTATTCCAGTGAAAGCTGGTTGATATCGAACAAGTCGCAACCCCCTGACAGCGCATCTTCCACGGTGACAATCTGCCGCCACTGGCCGTCGGCACATTCCACACCGGCGGCTAAATGGCTGTGGCTGAGGTCGAGCTGAATACGCTGGTCTTTGTGCCGACGTCCTTTGTTAAATAACTCACCTGACCAGAACGGATAGGCGCTGTGGGCTAGGCTCGACGGCGTGGAGAAATAGGTGGTACGCCATTTTTTATGTAGCGACATCCCGGAGGCCACTTTGCGCAGCTCCTGAAATTTCGGGATCCAGAAATATTCATCCAGATACAGATTGCCGGTGTAGCTCTGTGCCGTGCGGATATTTGTTCCGAGAAAGAACAGGCGCGCCCCGTTTGAAAGCTGCATCGGGTCGCCTTTGAGGTCTACGTCAACCTGACGGGCAAAGTCGATAATGTAATTTTTAAAGACGTGCGCCTGTGATTTACTGGCCGAGATAAATATCTGATTACGTCCGGTGGTTAGTGCATCAAGCAGTGCCTCGCGGGCAAAAAAGAAGGTCGCGCCAATCTGGCGAGATTTAAGAATATTGCGGATGCGGTGCTGTAAACCTGCCTGATGCCAGCCGCGCTGATACTCAAACGCATCATCGAGAAAAATGTCACTGAGTTTGGCGATAGCGTCATCCGTGAAAACGTTTTTCTCCGCCTTTTTTCGTTCCCCTTTGTTGCGGTTCGCCACGTTCGGATTTAAATCCGCTTCGCTGCCGGTGGACATGTAGCGGTTAACCCTTGCGAGGCGCTCAATCTGTCGGCCTAGCAGGTCGATTTCTTTAAAATCATGTCCCTCTTTTTTACTTTTCATCACCAGTTGAATGACCCGCGCCTCGATGCTGGTTTCAATACGCGAAATCGGGGCGACAGCGTCCCATTTCTCCCGCTGTTTCCAGCTCTGCACTGTGGGTTTTTTCAGGCTGAGCATTTCCGCTATTTGCGTGACGGAAAAACCTTGCCAGTAAAGCAGTGCCGCCTGTCTGCGCGGGTCGCTGATTAATCCTGCGTTGTTCTCGGTCATGGTGTTGCTCCGCTGAATGGATGTGCGTCACGCTACGCAACCGCTCACACCCTCGCATTAACCCCCTGTTGTGTAATGGATCGTCAGACGGCCGCCGCTGGCCGTGCGGGCGTCAGGTCGGGAAACTAGCCCCGAACCTAACTCCCACTCAGGACATCTGGACAATGGCAAAGAAAGTATCGAAATGGTTTCGAATCGGCGTTGAGGGTGATACCTGCGACGGCCGCAATATTGAGGCAAGCGACATTCAGCAAATGGCCGCAGCGTTTGATCCACGCGTCTACGGTTGCCGCATCAATCTGGAGCACATCAGAGGCTTATTACCCAGCGGTGACTTTAAGCGCCTCGGTGATGTCGTCGAACTGAAAGGCGAGAAAATTGATGATGATTCAGCCCTGAAAGGTAAGTGGGCGCTGTTTGCCAAAATCACCCCGACTGACGAGTTGGCCGCAATGGTGAAAGCGGGGCAGAAAATTTACACCTCTATGGAAATTCGCCCGAATTTCGCCAACACCGGTAAAGCCTATCTGGTCGGTCTGGCCGTGACCGATGATCCCGCCAGCCTCGGGACGGAAATGCTCGAATTCAGCGCCCGCGCTAAGGTCAACCCGTTCGCCGGTAAGAAAGAGCAGCCGGATGATTTGTTCTCCGTAGCCACCATTGCCGAGCTGGATTTCGAAGACCTGCCCGACAACCTGCTCACTAACCTGACTGAAAAGATCAAAGGGATGTTCAGCACCAAACAGACCAGCGATGACGCCCGTTTTTCTGATGTGCAGGGCGCGATCACTGTCGTGGCCGAGGAATTACAAACCGCCGGTGAAACCACCGCAAAACGCTTCTCTGAACTGGAGCAGGAAATTACCGCGCTGAAAGGGCAGGTGAAAACCAGCGATGCGGCGCTTAGCTCGTTAAAAACCTCCCTCGACAGCACCGAAAGTTTCAAACAACCGAAACGCCCGGTCTCTCCGGGTGGCAACGGTGAAAGCACCTTTTTGACGAACTGCTAACCGGCGGCGTTCCCCTTTATTCCTGATAAACAGTGAGAGAAACATGCGTAAGAACACCCGTTTCAAATTTAATGCCTACCTGTCCCGTCTGGCCGAGTTGAACGGCGTCGATGTGGAGGATTTAAGTAAAAAATTCAGCGTTGAACCTTCAGTAACGCAGACCCTTATCACCACTGTGCAGGAGTCCTCAGAATTTCTGAGCCGCATAAACATGGTACCGGTGGACGAACAGGAAGGTGAAAAAATCGGCCTTGGCGTGACCGGCTCTATTGCCAGTACGACAGACACCGACGGCGGCAGCGAACGTAAAACCGCAGATTTTCAGGCGCTGGCTTCACGCAAATATAAGTGTGAGCAGGTCAATTTCGATTTCCATATCCGTTACAACACCCTCGATTTGTGGGCGCGTTATCAGGACTTCCAGACCCGTCTGCGCGATGCAATCGCTAAACGTCAGGCACTGGATTACATCATGGCCGGTTTCAACGGCGTAAGCCGCGCGGAAACGTCTGACCGCAGCAAGTTCCCGATGTTGCAGGACGTGGCTGTCGGCTGGCTGCAAAAGCTGCGTAACGAAGCCGCCGAGCGCGTGATGGATAAAGTCACCGACGACACCGGCGCGGTGGTTTCCGCCACCGTGCGAATCGGTAAGAACGGTGATTTCGAAAATATCGACGCTGCGGTCATGAACGCCACCGATTTTCTGCTGGATGCGTGGCATTCAGAAGACCCCGGACTGGTAGTGATTTGCGGCCGCAAAATGCTTTCCGATAAGTATTTCCCGCTGATTAACAAGTCGCAGGAAAACAGCGAAAAACTGGCCGGTGACATTATTGTCAGCCAGAAACGCATCGGTAATTTGCCTGCTGTGCGTGTGCCTTACTTCCCGGACAACGCCCTGCTGATCACCCGTCTGGATAACCTGTCTATCTACATCATGGACAGCTCACACCGTCGCCATATCGAAGAAGTGGCTCGCCGTGACCGCATCGAAAACTACGAGTCCCTGAAAATTGACTTTGTGGTCGAAGATTATGGCTGCGCGGCGATGATTGAAAACATTGAGCTCGGCGATTTTACCCCTGAAAAAACCGAACCGGCTTCATCACCGGCGACCGAAACCCAACCTGAAACCGAGGCATAACCCATGCTGAGTCCCGCACAGCGTCACATGATGCGGGTCTCTGCTGAAAAAGCCTCATCGCAGCGGGTCAGTGATCAGCTGCGTTCGGCACTGCCATACGGTCAGATGCTGATGAAGCTGCGCGGAGACCGCCAGATACTCAAATCCATTTATTCCGTTGAAGACAAAGCCCGACGCAAGCGCGACATGTTGCCAGCCTATGCGCCGTGGATTGCCGGTGTGCTGGCCAGCGATGCCGGAAATCAGGATGACGTCCTGATGACGATGTTGCAGTGGTCACTCGATGCCGGGGACATTCGCGGCACGTTCGACATGGCGCGCTATGCGCTAAAACATGGCCTCAGTGTGCCGAATAACAAGCGCCCGACGCCGTATTTATTTGCCGAAGATGTTGCGCTGGCCGCGATGCGCGCCCGCAGTGCCGGGGAATCCGTCAGCGTTGATGACCTGCTGACCGTGATTGATATGACCCTCCCGCACGACATGCCGGATCCTGTACGTGCCAAACTGCACAAAATTACCGGTCTGGTACTGCGTGACAACGGACAGTCCGAACAGGCGCTTACTCAGCTAAAGCGCGCGATGCAGCTTGATAACGTCGCCGGTGTGAAAAAAGACATAGAGCAACTGGAGAGGGCGCTGCGGTCAGTGGCGGTGACTGCGAAGCATGACACCGCCCAGCGCAAAACTAACCCTAAAGCCGCCCCTGCTAAGCGTGGTCGCCCGCGTAAGGCAAAGCCCGCCAGTTGTTAACAGAAAGCGCCCCGCGCCGGACGGCACGCAGGCCGATGCAGGTTTTACCTAGTCTGACGCCTGCGTCCACCGTCCACCTATTTGAGGTTTGAACATGGATATTGTCATGACCGCAGCAGCGGCGAGCTCCACCGTAGTGATCCCCCCTGAGCAGGTGGTCATTCCCGTTATCACCAATACGTTCTTTTTCCCGGACGTTGACCCAAAACTGGTGAGCGAACGTATCCGCCTTGGTCACGTCGTGACGGATGAAAGACTGCGCGCCGCGATTAAGTCCGCAATGGGTGAGGTCAACGCCGAGCTTTATCTTTTCCGGGAGACGCAGATCGAGGCGGGATTTAAAACGCTGGCGGATGTGCCTGCTGAAGCGCTCGACGGGGAAAGCGTGAAGTGTTTCCACTACCTAAGCGCGGTCTGTGCGATGACCACCGCCGTGATTTATGAGCGTTACCGCAGCTATGACGCCAGCGCGAAGGGTGACAAAAAGGCCGATGCGCTGGAGGTGTCGGTGGATGACCAGTGGCGTGACATGCGCTGGCATTTATCCCGGTTACAGGGGCAGGCGCGCGGCATGGTGAGCCAGCTCTGATGAAAGTTATCGCACAGCAGGGCGACACGCTCGACGCTCTGTGTTTTCGCTACTACGGGCGAACTGCGGGCGTCGTTGAGACGGTACTTACCGCGAATCCCGGTCTGGCTGAATTAGGCGAAGTCCTGCCGCACGGCACCACTGTGATTTTGCCAGACGTTGACACCGCCCCCACTTCTGAAACCGTCCAGCTATGGGACTGACGATGGAAAAAATTTCTTCAATGTTTGCCTATGGGCTCGCGGCATTGCTGGCTTTTATCGGCGCGCTGACGCCGCAGGATTTTGCCTTTCTGGTGGGGGCTGCGGTGGCCGTGGGTACGTTTTTCGTTAACTGGTACTACCGGCGCAAAAGCTACAAATTGCTGGAGCGTAACGGCCTGAGTCAGAGGGTTTTCGATGAGCTCAATCGTTAAACGTTGCAGTGTGGCCATCGTGCTGGCACTGGCCGCGCTGATGCCTGATTACCGGTTTGTCAAAACCTCCGCTGAGGGTCTGGCCATTATTGCCAACCTCGAAGGATGTCGCCTGAATCCGTACCAGTGCAGCGCCGGAGTCTGGACATCTGGCATTGGCCACACTGCGGGGGTGAAGCCCGCGCAGAACATTACGGAGCAGGACGCCGCCCGTAATCTGATTGCTGACATCATCATGACGGAGCGCGCCGTGGATAAATGTATGTCGGTGACCATGCCGCAGCCGGTGTATGACGCCGTGATCAGTCTGGCGTTTAACATCGGTACGGGGGCAGCGTGTAATTCCACGCTGGCCAATTTCATCAGGCACGGTGAATGGTCACAAGCCTGCCAGCAGCTTCCCCGCTGGGTGTACGTCAATGGCGTGTGGAATAAGGGACTCAACAACCGCCGGGCGGTTGAGCTGAAACACTGCATGAAGGGGGTGCCATGAAATACATCATCACGGTGTTAGTGCTGACCCTCGCGGGTGCGCTCTTAGCGTGGCGGGGAGCAAATCAGAAAGTGGCAGCGGCCAATCAGCACGTTCAGCAATTAAAAACGACATTGGAAGCCAACGCGCTGGTTATCAGTGAACTGAAAGCCAGCGGTCAGCGTAATGAGCGCGCGCTGCTTGTGCTCCGTCATCAGGTTAATGCGGCGGGTTCGCTGGCCGCGCGTCGGAATCAGACGATCACGAGGTTACTCAATGAAAATGAAGCACTGCGCGGCTGGTTTCAGTCTCCTTTGCCTGATGACATTATCCGGCTGCACACCCGCCCCGCGTTCGACAAACCCGGCGATTATTTACGTTGGCTGTCCGAAAGTCAGCAGTTGTCCGATACCGGAAAGCAACCCGAAAACCAACGGTGATTTAAGCGAAGACAATCGCCAACTGGAAAGCGCGCTGGTGAACTGTGCGCTGCAAGTCGAGACCGTTAAACAGTGTCAGGAGTCCCACGATGTTGAAGCCCGCCAGTCTGAAAAACGCGATCTTTAAGTCTGTTCCGTTGCTGCGCCATAACCCGGACATGCTGCACATGTTTGTTGATGGCGGCACGATTAATGCCACGCTGGCCACGTCGTTATCTTTTGAGAATCGCTACACGCTGGATATTGTCGTCACGGATTACACCGGGGATTTAAACCTGCTGATTGTGCCGGTTAACGTTTGGCTACGTGAGCATCAGCCGGACATCATGACCACAGATGAAGGGAAAAAACGCGGCTTCACTTACGTAGCGGATATTAATAACGACGACAGCAAAGACGTGCGTATGAGTCTGCAACTGACCGAGCGCACCATCGTCAAAGAAGCTGACCGCAGGCTCACTGTTACGCCACTGGATGAGCCGCCATTGCCGGTGCCGGTACACCGACCAATCGAGCTGTATGTGCATGGAGAGCTTGTGAGTAAATGGGATGAATGAGCTCAAGCCCTTTGACGATAAGCTCGCCGGATTGCTGGCCAGTCTGTCCCCCGCTGGCCGTCGCAAGATGGCCGCTGAAATAGCTAAAAAGCTGCGAGCCAGCCAGCAGCAGCGCATCAAGCAACAAAAGGCACCGGACGGTACGCCGTATGCAGCCCGTAAGCGTCAGCCTGTCAGGGGCAAAAAGGGCAGGGTAAAGCGTGAGATGTTTGCCAAGTTGCGCACGGCGCGATACCTAAAAGCGAATGGCTCACCCGATGCGGCAGTGGTTGAGTTTGTTGGGAGGGTGCAGCGGATTGCGCGAGTTCATCAGGAGGGGCTAAAAGACAAACCCAACCGCTACAGCCAGCCGGTGCAGTATGACATCCGTCCTCTACTGGGATTTAATGCTGCTGACCGACAGATTTTTGAAGATGTGCTCCTTCGACATTACGTTGATGAGATGAAGTAAATGCTAACTTTTAACATTGTTACTTTTTAATCACGCTCTGTAGCGATATATTAAGATAAAATAATATTGCGGATTTAAGAGGGAGTTATGGAGTTATTCAAGTATTTGGTAGATCATGTAGAATCATTGACAAAGATCACATCGTTTATTGCTGTTGTGTCTATGACTTTTGCCGCGGCAATGAAAAAGTTTTATTTCAGCTACAAGTTTAGAGAGCCTAAGAAAGTCGTAAAGCAAATAATGTATCTAAATAAATATAGTGAGTACATGAGTGAGAGTGATAAAGCCTACACTCGATATCGTATTAATGATGAGATAATGAGAGATATAACTAAAATCCCATCAATTAATAACAGGAAGGAGCTTGTTTATATTTTTAATAATCTTGAAAAGAAGCAGTATATAAAAGATATTTGCAATCTACAAAATGATATGGAAAGGGTTGATGGTCGATTTTTTATTAAAGCAAGTCGTTTTGGTTTTTTATTTATGTTTAACAGATTTATGTCTATTATCTTAGGCGCTGTTTTTTTTATGTGCATTGCTTTGGGTCTCATTTCTGTCTATGAAGGGAAGAGTGTTATAGTAATGCTCGCGTTTCTTATGATTTCTGTGGTCTACGAGTTCCTTGGGTTATATTTTTTAAGCCTTTCTCCAACCAAAAATACCATCGATAAAATTAATTTAGAATTGGCGAAAATTAAAGTTCCAGAATAAATATCTTTGCAGCATCCATGAGTAGCTAAGATTTAATTGATAATGTGTTAAATGCCAGTACGCAATAGACGACCCCCGTTGTTGTATCACCGATAGTCCTACGCCCGCATGTTGTCGCCGGATCTCTCCGGCGGCATCCTTTCCATTATGAATACACACGAAACGCTTTCCGAACTTGCCCGCGCGATGCGCGACATTATCCGTATTGGCGTGGTTGCAGAAGTTGATACCGAGCTGGCTCTTTGCCGCGTCCAGACGGGCGGAATCCTGACTGATTGGCTGCACTGGCTGACGCCCCGCGCCGGTAGTTCGCGCACGTGGTGGGCTCCTTCCGTCGGTGAGCAGGTTCTGCTTTTATCACTGGGTGGTGAGCTCGATACCGGGTTTGTTTTGCCGGGGGTTTACAGCGATGACTTTCCCGCACCGTCCGTCTCCGCAGAGGCGTATCACGTCAGCTTTTCTGACGGCGCTCAATTTCAATATGAACCGGCCAGCGGTGCGCTGACTGTGAAGAATATTCAGACCGCAGAAATCACCGCCTCAAAATCTATTCAAGCTACCGCCCCTAATGTGACGGTAACGGCCAGCGGAAAAATTACGCTCGATACGCCCGAGGTGGTGTGTACCAACAAACTAACTACCGGCTCATTAGAGGTGAAACAAGGCGGTGCGATGAAAGGCAATATTGCACACAGCGGCGGCGCGTTTACCTCCAACGGTGTGCAGGTAGATACCCATACACACGGCGGCGTTCAGACCGGTGGCGGAAATACCGGTAAACCGAATTGATAGGTGAGGTTTTGATAATGAGTAATGCGAGGTATATCGGCATGTCCCGCAATACCGGGCGCGCTGTTGAAGACATAGCGCATATCAACCAGTCGGTCAGCGACATCTTGCGAACACCTGTAGGTTCTCGGGTCATGCGCCGAAATTATGGCTCGTTGCTTTCCGAACTGACTGACCAGCCACAGAACACGGCGTTACGTCTGCAAATTATGGCAGCGTGTTATTCGGCGATCCTCCGCTGGGAGCCTCGCGTCAGCCTGACGGGCATCACTTTTGAAACCACTTATACCGGGGAAATGGTGGTCAATATTACTGGCAACCGTAATGATTCCCCCGGCGGTTTCTCTTCTTCCATCCCACTGAGTTAAAGCTATGGCCACGATTGATTTAAGCCTGCTCCCCGCGCCGGATGTGGTCGAAGAGCTGGACTATGAAACCCTGCTAGAAGAGCGTAAAGCCACGTTGCTTTCGCTGTATGACGAGAGCGAACGTGAGGCCGTCGCCCGCACATTAGCGCTGGAATCTGAGCCTATCGTCAAGTTGTTGCAGGAGAACGCTTACCGTGAGGTGATTTTGCGTCAGCGTGTCAACGAGGCGGCGCGCGCCAATATGCTGGCCTACGCCACCGGCGCTGACCTTGACCAGCTCGGCGCAAACTATAACGTTGCGCGGCTGGTTATCACTGAGGCCGATGATACGGAGCTCCCGCTGGTTGCCGAGGTGCTGGAAAGCGACAGTGATTTCCGTGTGCGTATTCAGCAGGCTTTTGAGGGGCTGAGCGTGGCCGGGTCAACGGGCGCTTATCAGTTTCATGGTCGCAGTGCCGATGGTCGCGTGGCGGATGTGTCAGTGATTAGCCCGGAACCGGCCAGTGTGACGATTTCTGTGCTCTCACGAGAGGGTGACGGTACGGCCAGCGCAGAGCTTATCGCGATTGTGAACAAAGCGCTTAACGCCGAAGACGTGCGCCCGGTGGCTGACCGCGTGACCGTGCAGTCAGCGAAGATTATCCCTTACCAGATCAGCGCCAAGCTCTATGTTTATCCGGGGCCGGAATTAGAGCCCGTCAGGCTGGCCGCAGTGGATAAGCTCAATGCTTACACGCTGGCACAGCACCGGTTGGGGCGTGATATTCGTCTTTCGGCTATCTATGCCGCGCTACATGTTGAGGGCGTTCAGCGTGTTGAGCTCGCGCAGCCGCTGGCCGATATCGTGCTGGATGACACGCAGGCTTCATATTGCACTGAGTCCTCAATCACTATCGGAGGCACCGATGAGTAATGCACGACTCTTACCCGTCGGGTCATCGCCACTGGAGGTCGCCGCCGCTGCGGCTTGCGCAGAGCTGACCGCCGTCCCCGTCCCACTGCGCGACTTATGGAACCCGCAAACCTGCCCGGCGAAATTCCTACCCTATCTTGCGTGGGCATTTTCCGTTGACCGGTGGGACGAAAACTGGCCGGTGACCACGAAACGCGGCGTGATCCAGTCGGCTTATTTCATCCATACCCATAAAGGCACCATCAGCGCGATACGTCGCGTGGTTGAGCCGCTCGGTTACGTCATTAATATTTCTGAATGGTGGGAAATCAACAGCCCGCCCGGCACGTTTCGCCTCGATATTGGGGTGTTGGAAAGCGGCATCACCGAAGAAATGTATCAGGAAATGGAGCGGCTTATTGCGGATGCCAAACCTGCCAGCCGCCACCTTGAGACGCTGACCATCATTCAGGATATCCCCGGCCACATTTTTGTCGGCGCGCTTTCTTACGACGGCGACGCCATCACCGTTTATCCGGCCTAAGCAGAGGAAAACTCATGGCGACTTATAAAGCATTGCTGACCACCGCCGGAGCGGCCAAAATTGCTGCCGCCACGGCAGGCGGAACGCAGGTCAAAATTACACGAATGGCCGTCGGTGACGGGGGCGGAAAACTCCCGGCGCCTGACCCAAAGCAAACCAAACTCGTTAATGAGGTTTATCGCGGCAATCTCAACCGCTTAAGCATCGATGCCAAAAACAGTAATTATCTGGTGGCCGAGCTGGTGATCCAGCCGGATGTCGGCGGCTTCTGGATGCGTGAAATGGGGCTATACGATGCTGACGGCGTTCTGATTGCTGTCAGTAATATGGCTGAAAGCTATAAACCGCAACTGGCTGAAGGGTCTGGTCGATTACAGACGCTGCGCATGGTGCTCATCGTCAGCGGAATTGAGTCTATCGCCCTGAGCATTGACGGCTCCACGGTGATGGCCACAAAAGATTATGTGGACGGTAAACTTTCCGAACATGAGAAATCGCGTAATCACCCGGACGGAACCCTGACGGCGAAAGGTTTTGTTCAGCTAAACAGTTCCGTGAGCAGTGCCAGCGAAACGCTGGCGGCGACGCCAAAGGCTGTCAAAGCGGCGAATGATAATGCTAATACCCGCGTTCCTTCTGCCCGGAAGATTAATGCGAAGCCGTTGAGTGCTGATGTCACGCTGACATCTGCGGACGTCGGGGCAATGAGTAATCTAATGCTGGCAACCGATACCACAACGGTTAAGCGGCTGGATGACCCGTCGATTATTGACGTAACCAACCCAATCAGCATTTCTGCGGCCTATGAAGACCATCCTCTCGGCGCGGCATACGTTGTTGCCGGTCAGCTTCACAACTGGCGGCGCTATTGGGCAGCAGGTGCAGCGGCTTACCAAAAATTGATTAATAACGACGGTCAGATTTTTGAACGTATCGGCTCTTACAATGCAACAGATGGGTGGAAATGGTTAAAAGGTGATAGCGCATATCCTTTTGGCTGGCGAAAATCTTATGACTCAGGAAATCGCCCAACACCTGATGATATTGGCGCACTTCCTTCCGGCGGCACTGCGGTTGCCGCTGCGAAACTGGCGACTGCGCGTAAGATTTCAGGGATAGCATTTGATGGCACCAAAGATATCAGCATTGGTGCCAATGATATCGGCGCGCTGCCAGTTATCGAGGCATCTCTTGGCACCACCAATATCAACACTCTTAACAAGCCTTATATCGGCATTTATCTGCAAGGTTCCTCGGCGAACGCGACGGTGGCAAACGGCTACCCGTCAGGCGCAGCGGCGGGGATTTTAGAGGTTTATGTTGGCGGGTATAACAACGGTTCATTTCAGCGATACACCTCAATTAGCGGAACCATGGGGCGTACATGGGTGCGAGCTGCGAGCGGCTCTTTTGTCACCGATGGGCCATGGTATGACTGGGTAGAATCCAGCACGGTCGGCTCTGTGACCGCACCCAACACCTCACTCGGAACTGCTGATTTGAATACGGTCAGTTTCGCCATGGGTAAAGGCACGGGTATCTATTATCAGTCTGCAAATGCTAACGCACTGGCCACGCGCAATTACCCGGAAGCGAAAGCGGGAACATTGTTTGTTACCGGCAGCGCCTACGGTTGCCAGCAGATGTACATCACGTTTGATACGAATACGATTTGGATACGCGGGCTGTCATCAACATGGAATGGGACTGACGGACCATGGCGTCCGTGGACGCGTTCCGGTGGGGGTGATTTCCCAGTGGGTGCGCCAATCGCATGGCCTTCTGATACGGTGCCCACGGGTTATGCATTGATGAATGGGCAGACATTCAATACAGCCACATACCCATTACTCGCCGCCGCTTATACGTCCGGGGTTATTCCCGATATGCGCGGGCAAACCGTGAAGGGTAAGCCAGCCAGTGGGCGCAACGTTCTTTCTCAGGAACTGGATGGAGTAAAAAGCCATAACCACACAGCAACGGCCAGTAATACCGATTTAGGGCGCAAAACAACCAGTGGTTTTGATTACGGAAATAAAGCAACAACGGCCTTTGATTACGGTACTAAAGGTTCTGACGGGCAGGGTGCACATCAGCATCAGATGGGGGTTGCGGGTGCCAATAATCGCTTTGGTGCCATCGGTGTAGCAAAAGATTATGGCTTTAGTGGTTCGAACAATGCCAATCAAACAGAAATGCCGGTCACCAGCGTGGACGGTAACCATGGGCATAACACGTACATTGGTGCGCATGACCACACGGTTTATATCGGTGCGCACGATCATTACATCGATATGGGAACTCATAGTCACACCATTACGGTTAACGCCTCCGGCAACACGGAAAATACCGTTAAAAATATAGCATTCAACTACATTGTGAGGCTCGCATAATGTTCAAGTTCTCGGAAGAAACTCAGACGATTAAAGTTTATGACTACTCGGCTATTACTGGTGAGTTAATTGGTCAAAGTGATGCAATGATTGCCCCCAATACGGGTCTGCCAGCGCGATGTACTGATAGCAAACCACCGAAAGCAAAAAGCGGGTATGTGTCTGTTTTTACAGATGGCGTATGGTCTGCTATAGCTGATTATCGGGGAACGGTCATTTACAGCACGGTGACCGGGCAACCCATGACCATCACGGCGCTGGGAGAGTTACCAGAGAACAGCACAGAGGTGGCACCGTTCACCCGTTTTGACCGCTGGGATGGGCGTGCGTGGGTAAAAGATGAAGAAGCGGAGCGTATTCAGTTTATTCAGGATGGAGAGGTCAGGAAAAAAGAACTGATGCAGCAGGCTGTTTTACAGATTGATACGTTGCAAGACGCCATTGATTTGGAAATGGCATCCGATGAAGAGAAAGCGCAAATTATGGTGTGGAAAAAATACCGTGTTTTACTTAACCGCCTGAATATGTCCAGCGCGCCGGACATTGACTGGCCACAAGTTCCCGCCTGACCCATCGCCCCGAAAGGGGCTTTTTTCTGCCTGTTGTACAGTCCTCCTTCCAACGCTCACGCCTCGCTCTGACCGCCTTTAAACAACAAAATTACCTTGCCTATTTTAACGGAGTTAACCCGATGAGTGATTTTCACCACGGCGTACAGGTTGTCGAAATTAACGACGGAACCCGCGTCATTACCACCGTATCCACGGCGATTATCGGTATGGTCTGCACTGCTAACGATGCTGACGAAAAAGCCTTTCCTCTGAACACGCCGGTGTTAATCACCGATGTGATCGCCGCACAGGGCAAAGCGGGCAAAACCGGTACGCTGTTACCGGCGCTGACGGCCATTGGTGACCAGTGTAAGCCGGTCACCGTCGTAGTCCGCGTCTCTGAGTCTGAAAATGAAGATGCGGAAGACGCCGCTGCCGAAACCCTTTCCAATATCATCGGCGGCGCGGATGAAAACGGTCAGTACACCGGCCTAAAAGCCTTGCTGACTGCCGAAGCTGCCACCGGCGTGAAGCCGCGCATTCTCGGTGTGCCGGGTCTCGATTCGCAGGAGGTGGCCACGGCGCTGGCGACGGTCTGCCAGTCACTGCGCGCATTTGGTTATATCAGTGCATGGGAATGTAAAACCATTTCTGACGCCATCAAATACCGTGACAATTTCAGCCAGCGCGAGCTGATGCTTATCTGGCCTGATTTTATTTCATGGGACACCACGGCAAACGCCAGTGCTACCGCTTACGCGACGGCGCGCGCCTTGGGTCTGCGCGCCAAAATCGACCAAGACACCGGCTGGCATAAAACCCTGTCTAACGTCGGCGTCAACGGCGTGACCGGCATCAGCGCGTCGGTGTTTTGGGACTTGCAGGCGTCCGGCACTGACGCTGACCTGCTCAATGAGGCCGGTGTCACCACGCTGGTGCGTAAAGATGGTTTTCGTTTTTGGGGTAACCGCACCTGTTCCGATGACCCGCTTTTCCTGTTTGAAAACTACACCCGCACCGCGCAGGTGCTGGCCGACACAATGGCCGAGGCGCATATGTGGGCGGTGGATAAGCCAATGACCGCCTCGCTAATCCGCGACATCATCGACGGCATCAACGCCAAATTCCGTGAGCTCAAATCGAATGGCTACATCATTGACGGCACCTGCTGGTTTGATGAATCGGCCAACGATAAAGACACCCTGAAAGCCGGAAAACTTTATATCGATTATGACTACACGCCGGTGCCGCCGCTGGAGAGCCTGACCCTGCGTCAGCGTATCACGGACACCTACCTCGTTAATCTGGCCGCATCCGTCAACAGCTAAGGGCAATCACAATGGCACTTCCTCGCAAACTGAAATACCTCAACCTGTTTAACGACGGTCTGAACTACATGGGCGTGGTGCAGTCTGTCACGCTGCCCAAGCTGACCCGCAAGCTTGAGAACTATCGTGGCGGCGGTATGAACGGCTCCGCGCCGGTGGATTTTGGTCTGGACGACGACGCGCTGACCGTTGAGTGGTCAATGGGCGGGCTCCCGGATGAAACCCTGTGGGCGCAGTATGCCGCCGCCGGTGCGGCTGATGTGCCGCTGCGTTTTGCCGGGTCATTCCAGCGCGACGACACCGGCGACGTTTCCGCCGTGGAAATTGTGATGCGGGGGCGTCACAAAGAAATCGACACCGGCGATATGAAACAGGGCGAAGACACCGAAAGCAAAATCACCACGCAGTGTACGTATTACAAGCTGGTGATTGACGGTAAAACGCTGATTGAAATCGACACCGTGAACATGGTCGAAATCGTCAACGGCACCGACATGCTGGAAAAACACCGCCGCAATATCGGCCTGTAATCACCGCGTGGCCGGTGAACGCTGGCCACGCCCATAACCTGATGTGGAGATAATCTGATGAGCAATAAAGACCTGACTACCGCCGCCGAAAACACTAACGTAGTGACGTTGGATAAACCCATCAAACGTGGCGAAACCCTGATTGATTCGGTGACGGTTATCCGTCCCACTGCCGGAGCATTGCGCGGCGTCGGTCTGGCTGACGTGGCTAATGCGCAGGTTGATGCGCTGCTGGTGGTGCTGCCGCGCATCACTTACCCGAGCCTGACAAAAGAAGAGTGTAACGCGCTGGAGCTGCCAGACCTTGTGGCGCTGGCGGGCAAGGTGATTGGTTTTTTATCGCCGAATTCGGAACACTGACGTTCCCGCCCCGCTTTGGGGTAGATGACCTTATGGCTGACGTGGCGGTGGTGTTTCACTGGCCACCGTCAGAGCTCTATACGATGAGCCCCGCTGAGCTCGCACAATGGCGCGCAAAGGCAATCGAACGAAGTGGACACGCCAATGAGTAACGTTAAGTTGCAGGTTCTGCTCAAGGCCGTTGACCAAGCAAGTCGCCCGTTTAAATCCATCCAGACAGCGAGTAAGTCGCTGTCCGCGGATATCCGAAATACCCAAAACTCCCTCAAATCCCTGAACGCCCAAGCCGGGCGTATTGAGGGCTTTCGTAAAACGAGCAGTCAGCTTGCCGTTACCGGCCAGTCTCTGAAAAATGCAAAACAGGAAGCCGCCGCGCTGGCTGTCCAGTTTAAAAACACCACCAATCCAACGCGGGCGCAGGCCAAGGCGCTGGAAGATGCCAAGCGCGCTGCGTCTGACCTGCAAACTAAATACAACGGACTGCGGCAATCTGTGCAGCGTCAGCGTCAGGAATTGGCGCAGGCCGGGATTAATACGCGCACGCTGTCAGCCGATGAGCGCCGCCTGAAAACCTCCGTCAGTGAGACGACGGCGCAGCTCAACCGTCAGCGTGATGCGCTCGCCCGCGTCAGTGCGCAGCAGGCCAGACTCGGTACGGTAAAAAAACGCTATGACTCCGGCAAGCAGTTAGCCGCCGGTGCGCGCGGGGTGGGCATAGCTGGCGTCGGTGTGGCCGCCGCCGGGCTGTATGGGGAAGCCCGGTTTATTGCGCCGGGCATTGGTTTTGATAAACAGATGTCAGGTACGCAGGCCATTCTTGGCCTTGATAAGGGCGATGAGAAACTCGGCCAAATTCGTAAGCAGGCGCGTGATATCGGCGCGACAACGGCGTTTTCTCCGGGCGACGTTGCCCGCACACAGACCACGCTTGCCCGCTCGGGCTATGACGCCGATTCAGTGCTGGCCGCAACGGGATCTACGGTTAACCTGAGCCTTGCGGCAGATGTGGATATCGCCGAAGCCGCCGACATCATCACCAATATGCAATCAGCGTTTAACCTGCCGACCACGGAAATTGAGCGCGTAGCGGACGTGATGACCAAGGGGTTTACCTCGTCAAATACCGGGCTGATTGAGCTTGGCGAAGCGATGAAATATGTGGCGCCCATTGCTGAGGCAGCGGGTGCCAGCATAGAAGATACAACGGCCATGCTCGGCGTGATGGCGGATAACGGGATTAAGGGGTCGATGGCCGGTACAGGAGCAAGCGCTATTTTCAGCCGCCTTCAAGCTCCCATCGGTCAGGCTCCGGCGGCGCTCAATGAGCTGGGTATTAAAACCCGAGACACAAAAGGCAACATGCTGCCGGTAGTGGGGATCCTCCAGTCGATTGACCGGTCTTTTAAAAAGAACAAACTCGGCACCGCGCAGCAGGCTGAATACCTGAAAGTTATTTTTGGTGAAGAGGCCATGAAGGGCGCGGTTAAGCTGGTTGCCGCTGCGGGCAACGGCAACCTTGCCGAGAAGCAAGGAGCAATTAAAGACTCTGCCGGCACCACGGAGCGTATCGCCAAAGTCCAGACCGACAACCTCGACGGCGATTTAAAAAACCTCGCCTCGGCATGGGAAGATTTACAGATTGAGGTCTTTGAGAAACAGGATAAGACCCTGCGCCGCCTGACCACTTCGGCCACCGACTGGTTAGGGAAAATCGGGGTATGGACGAAAGCCAATCCAGAGCTGACGAAAACACTTTTTGCTGTGGTCTCCGGTGCGCTGGCTATCATCGGTGTGCTTGGCGGAATCGGTCTTATCGCGTGGCCAGTGATTGCGGGCATCAATGCGATTATCGCCGTCGCCGGTACGCTCGGGGTGATCTTCAGCGCGGTGGGAACAGCCATTGTTACTGTGCTGGGGGCAATAACCTGGCCGGTGCTGGCCATCGGCGCGCTGTTTGTCGCTGCGGCTCTGCTCATCCGTAAATACTGGGAGCCTATCAGCGCCTTTTTCAGTGGCGTGATAGAAGGGTTGGGTATTGCGTTTGAGCCGGTGAAAGAAATGTTTGCGCCATTGAAGCCGGTCTTTGAATGGCTGGGGGATAAGCTCAAGGTTGTGTGGCAGTGGTTTAAAGACCTGATTCAACCCGTGAAATCAACCAAGGAGACCCTCGATAGTTGTAAAGATGCGGGGGTGTCGTTTGGTCATGCTGTGGCAAATGCACTTACCGCGCCATTGCAGGTGGCCAATAAGCTGCGTCGCGGCGTGGTTTGGCTGCTGGAAAAACTCGGCGTAGTGAAGAAAGAGTCTGACGACCTCGACAAAAACGCTGACAAAGCGGAGCAGCGTACAAAATCTGATGCCGGTAATGCGGCGGAGTATCAGCCGCCGGGCGGTAATTTGGGATTCAGTTACGGCTACGTGCCGGTGTCGGCGGGTGGTGGACGTTCTTACACCGACAACAGCAAAAACAGTTATCAGATTTCCGTCGGTGCCGGTATGGGCGCACAGGATACCAGCCGCCAAGTGATTGACGCGCTGGACGCGCGGGAAAGGCAGCGCCGCGCTGAGGCTCGTGCCCGCATGGGGCATGATTAAGAGGATTTTACGCATGATGTTAACGCTCGGATTATTTGTGTTTCAGCTTCAGACCGTCCCTTATCAGAGCCTGCAACGCAATGTTGATTACCGCTGGCCGTCAAACAGCCGCGTTGGCCAGCGTCCCGCGCTGCAATTTCTCGGCGTGAATGAGGAAAAAATTACGCTGTCCGGCGTGCTGATGCCGGAAATCACCGGCGGACGTATGTCCCTGTTGGCGCTCAATCTGATGGCCGATGAGGGCAAGGCGTGGCCGCTGCTGGAGGGCTCCGGCACCATCTATGGCATGTTTGTGGTGGAAAGTCTCAGTGAAACCCGAACGGAATTCTTTGCCGATGGCAGCGCGCGCAGCATTGAGTTTACGCTGACGCTCACCCGCGTGGATGAGTCCCTGACCGCCATGTTTGGTGACTTGCAGGCGCAGGCTGAGGGGATGCTGAATAAAGCCAGCTCGGCGGTGCAGGGGGTGTGGTCATGATAACGGGTATGACACTTGATGCCGGGGCAAAACTGGCTCCGGCGTTTATGCTGACGCAGGCGGGTAATGACATCACGAAAGATATCAGCGCCCGGCTGTTATCTCTGACGCTCACGGACAACCGGGGCTTTGAAGCTGACCAGCTCGACATTGAGCTCGATGACAGCGACGGGCAGGTCAGTATGCCTGCGCGTGGTGCGGTGCTCTCTTTGTTCTTAGGCTGGCAGGGCTCGGCGCTGCTGGGTAAGGGTAGTTTTACGGTAGATGAAATTGAACACCGGGGCGCACCGGACACACTGACCATCCGGGCGCGTAGCGCGGATTTTCGCGGGACGCTCAATTCACGGCGCGAAATCTCATACCATGACACCACTCTCGGTCAGGTGGTGGAGCAAATTGCGGCGCGTAATAAGCTGACAGCCAGCGTAGCCACGCAACTGAACGCCATTAGCATCCCACACATCGACCAGTCTCAGGAATCTGACGCCAAGTTCTTAACCCGTCTGGCCACGCGCAACGGGGCTGATGTCTCAGTGAAAGCCGGTAAGTTACTTTTTCTGAAAGCGGGGAGCGGCACTACCGCCAGCGGCAAGCCCATACCGACCATGACGATTGAACGTGCAGACGGTGACCGGCATCAGTTTGCAATTGCTGACCGGGGCGCATACACCGGCGTAACGGCCAAATGGCTACACACCAAAGACCCTAAGCCGAAAAAGCAAAAGGTTAAAATCCAGCGAAAGCCAAAGTTTAAACAACTGCGCGCACTTCAACACCCCAAAGCGAAACCGGTTAAAGCCAAGGCATCGGCAGTCAAAACACCCGAAGCCAAAGAAGGTGAATATATGGCCGGTGAAGCGGATAACGTATTTGCACTGACTACCACCTACGCCAGTAAAGCGCAGGCCATGCGCGCAGCGGCGGCAAGGTGGGATAAGTTACAGCGCGGGGTTGCGGAATTCTCCATCAATCTGGCCATGGGGCGCGCGGATTTATATCCTGAAACGCCGGTGCAGGTTAAAGGGTTTAAGCGCGTCATAGACGACCAGCCATGGATTATCACTAAGGTGGTTCACTCTCTGAGCAATGGTGGCTACACGACGTCCCTAGACCTTGAGGTAAGGCTTTCAGATGTGGAGTTTGATACGCAGGAAGAATGATGAATTTATTATTTAACTATTTGTTTTAATTGATTTTAATGATTAAAATAAACGCATCTTAAAGTGATTCATTGAGGTGGTGATCATGTTCCATTGTCCAATCTGCAAATACGCTGCACATACCCGTTCCAGCCGTTACCTGAGTGAGAACACCAAAGAACGTTATAACCAGTGCCAGAACATAAATTGTGGCCACACGTTTAAGACGATGGAATCATTCGACGGGTCGATTATGAAGCCGGGACATATCAACGCAGTGATGCCTCACCCAACCTCGCACGGTCAGCAAACCTTCCTGATGTAATCGCAGAAACAAAAAAGCCCTGCACAGTTAAATGCGGGGCTTTTTGTCGTTAAATCTCGACATGGTCAATATGTGGACGTGGTTTGAAATAAATCCTTGTATTTCAATAATATAAACACTAAATCATGTCACCTTGAACTGACATTGCGGGTTATTCTCCATATTGACCAATGAATAGCAGTCTACATGTGCGGGTGCTGGTCTGGCAGAGATAAACTGGAAACTACAGGTTTATGATACCAGACAATCAATAAGGTTGATTGTCAGCAATGGCGGTACTGCTTTGCCAGAGGTCCACGGCGTATAGCGCTCTGGCAAAACAGACTGTCGCGAAGACAGTGCGGGTAGTGAGGATGAAACAAAGGCTCCACGTTGTGGAGCCTTTATATATCACGCTAAATCATCAGCAGATTATTACAGGGACTTGGTGAAAGTACGGGTAATAACGTCTTGTTGCTGTTCTTTAGTCAGTGAGTTGAAGCGTACTGCATAACCAGATACACGGATGGTCAGCTGAGGATAGTTTTCAGGATGTTCCATCGCATCTAACAGCATTTCGCGGTTCATGACGTTCACGTTCAGGTGTTGACCACCTTCGATGGACGCTTCGTGGTGGAAGTAACCATCCATCAGGCCCGCGAGGTTCGCTTTACGAACATCATCATCTTTACCCAGCGCATTTGGAACGATAGAGAAGGTATAAGAAATACCATCTTTTGCGTAAGCAAACGGCAGTTTAGCAACAGAAGTCAGAGAGGCAACAGCACCTTTCTGGTCACGACCGTGCATTGGGTTAGCGCCTGGGCCAAATGGAGCACCCGCACGACGACCGTCTGGGGTGTTACCAGTTTTCTTACCATAAACCACGTTAGAGGTGATGGTCAGAACAGACTGAGTTGCTACAGCGCCACGGTAGGTACGCAGTTTCTGAATTTTCT